TGATCGGCAGCCTCCTTCTCTTTAATCCGCTCCTCTTCTAAAACTTTCAACTTCTCACGACGAAGGCGAATCTCCTCCTGAATGCGTTCCACGCGGACTTTTTCCATTTCCGCTTGGATTTGAGATTGAGACAATTCATTATCGCGGATCATTAATTCGAGCGCGCGGCTTACTCCTCTCCCCTTCTTCCCTTCCAAGGAATTTTCATCCCTTCCGGATAATCGCAGAATCGCTTGGCGGCGCGTTTTTTGATCGTCCTCCTGTTGATCTGCAGCCATCGCGAGAACTTCCACCCATGTCCATACAGCGGCGACGGATTCGGCCATCGTTGTTGTAACGCCTTTCCCGAAATTCGTCATTGCCTCGGAAGCGCGTCCGAGAGCTTCGACAGTATCTTCGCGAATGAGGGCATTATTATCGATCAATTGACCGTGATATTCTTCGAGACCCTCTTTCCCATCGGCAAGGACATTGACCAATTTGGCACCTTCAGAGTCGAAAAGCTTAAATGCAATACGGAGACGTTCCTTTTGATCCTTCGTGTTCTTAATGATCTCGGCGAAATCCTCCATCACTTCGATACTCGTGCGCGTGGTACCATCGGAATTCGTGAGCTGGACATCGTACTCCTGCACGACCTTAAGCAACTCTCCTTGACCTCGTGCGGCTTCACCGAGACGGCGGGTGAAACGTTGAAGACCTGTATCAGCAGCAGTTTGGGAAACGCTATTTTGTTCGGCGGCTTGTCTCCATACCTGGAGGAACTCTGCACTCACCCCTAAGGCTTTGGCATTATCACGAAGGAGGGCTCCCATCGTAATCATCTCGCGGGAAAGATTCTTCACGGCAGTCGCGAGCATCCCGATTGACGTGATCCCAATAGCCATCCCTAATCCACTTTTGAGCATCTTACCAATATCACCAAATCGCTTTTTGCTGGTGGCGGCTTCCTTATTCATACGCTTCATATCTTGGATATCTGCGTGCATCTTGAAAAGGATATCTATGCGTTCTTTACTCATTTAGGCTCTTTAGGTAGGTATCGAATTTTGGAAAATGTTTTTTATCTTGAAGCGCGAAAGATGCTTCGTAGGTGCCACGAATTACAAATGCGGCTTGGCGACGTTCGGATTTAAGGGACGATTTCAGGACGGTTTCAACCCAGGATGGGGTCGCTTTGAGGCATTGCTTACGACTGATTTTTTGTACCCTGGCGTAGTCTGCAAGTTGGTTGCAGAGGGAACTAAAGACATCATCATCTTTGCTTGCTCGATGATCTGTTCGTCGATGAACTTCAGTTGCCCTCCCCGATCGTGAATTGCTTTGATCTCGGCGAGGGCGAAGTCGAAATTTATGGCTTCCTCCGTTTCCCGAAGCGATTGCCAACTCTCTCGGGTGAGGGATTTGGTCCAGCCTTTGGGTTTATCCAAAAGCCATTCGAACATCTCGCGTATATCATTCTTCAAAAGTTTGATATAGGGACCATCGACGATATCCTCATAAGTAACTTCGTGGACGAAAATTTCTTCCGTTACGGGTTTACCCGCTTCGGCGCGTTCGATTGTGATCTGGCGACCTTCCTTGAGAATGTCGGTGAGGTTTTGTTCGGGTGTGTTGTTTTTTTCCATATCTTTAAATTTTATTTTTTTCCTTTTTCCTCACCGGTTCTCAGTGATCGGATATAATTCGGATCGGGGAACGGGTAATCCCATTGGTTGAGACCTTGGGTGCTTTCCCATACGCTCTTTGCGATGATATACTCGTTTCTCTTATCTTGTGATGCCCACGCTTGGACCTGTTCGACGCTGAGCCGTTGGAGTATTTGATCGTTACCGAGTTTGATTGGTTTTATCGCTTCGGTTACTTCATTTTTGATCTGATCTTTGACATATTCCTTGAGTCTATATTTCTCGTTTGAAATATAGATAGTAACGATGATACCAATTAACACCATGTAACTAGAGGTCACTAATGTTACGGGGAGTTTGCCTTTGCTAAGATCGATATCGGTCATTTATAAACTAATTGGTTTGAGATTAATAAAGTTTTTTCCTTACGCGGTTCATCATGAAAAATGAAACGGCATTTGCGGACATTGAAATAAATGAGGGGAGAATTGCTATGGTGTAGGTCGCATTTTTCGGACCTACAGTGAATGTTTTTAGATTTTCCCATTCAAAGAATAAAAAACTTCCTTGCGTCGGCCAGTACCACACTACGGCAATCGTTGGAGCTTGATCCGCGATATCGCATAAAGCATAAACGATATGTATCAGAATTCCCAACACAGGAACCCACACCCCAGCGGAAAGGACGGCCAGTGAAGTGAATACAATCATCCAGACCACCTGTTTTCCAAGCTTTCCAGATTCTAATTCCTTGAGCTTAATTACATTGTTAGCGTTTTCGAGGTCTGCGGCTTCTTTGTTGAGATTGCGAGCGAGGATCAGCGATTCCCGCCATCCATTCATTGCACTCGAAAAGAGGCCACCCACTAATGGGGCAGCGGCACCTACACCACCGAGTTCGGCCATGACCTGTATTATGCTCATTTAAAGTTGTTTTGGTTCATTTTAAAGATCTTTAATTATTAGAGTTAGCGGTTAAGCTTTGGAAAATTTGGCGGATTAGCTTATTTGGGTTGGCGTGTTGTGCGACTTCGACATCCGCGGCTTCGACCGCTCTGGATTTATTTCTGCTTTTTGATGCTTGTATAATGTATCTAAGGATTCGATACGCACTAATTCGGGTTTCTTGCGCAAGCACGTGGCGTTCGCATTTGGGGTACATTTTCAGGGCAATATATAGCTCATGGATAAACTGTATTGTTTTATCCTGGAGCAAAAATCCCTTATATGGCGTGTCAGTCATCAGTTTATCAGTCATCAGGTTGCAAAAGCGGGACGGAACCCAAAGCTGCCGATGCGGTTGGACCGAGGGATGTTGAGGCCGAGCGCGGCAACGCCTGCAAGGGAGGCGTTGATCCAACCGCCACCGCGGACGGGGAGCCGCTCAGTTACATTGACTGAGTAGAATCGACCTCTTGTTGGGGATGTTGCTAATGGGTAAAGTCCAAGGCGTTTAGCGCGAGCTGGGACGGTTATATTTGCCGTGAGTGCGTTAAATTGTGTATGCCTAGCGGCGGCCGCCGATGACGTTATTGTATCGCTAATTACAGGCACGGAGGCGATGCTATCAATCTTTAACGATCCTGCCGATCCAGCGGCTACAATATTACCCGTTGTTGAGTCGATTGTCTTCCAGTCCGTTGACACGGCTGTGTGGTCTCCTGTAAACTCCTCTAATATCTGGATTTCTCCAGCGTTTAGGCGGAGTTGAGAACACCATTCCCAAACATTTCCGTTGAGGTCATATACGCCATAGGGGGTGCCATCGTGTGTCCATGACACAGGGCCTGATCCTGCTAACCCGCGTTTATTTGATTCGTCTCCTGTCGCCCATTTGCAGGTTTCGTCGGTGCGGACATAATCAGCTCCAAGGTTGTTGTTGTTGCCTCGGACTTCTCGACCGTTTGCGAGCGTTAGTAGGTACAGATACGACCATTCTGGGTTTGAGATTAGGTGATAACCTGATCCATTATTAGCGCATGAGTTTAGGCATAAATCGAAATTAACCAGATAGCCCGGGGCTGTCATGGGGAGGCACGCAACTCTAGCGTTAGGAATGGCGGTGGAGGCGTCGTTATCAATCCTCGCACCTGTGGTGTGATTGACCATAAAACCCTGATATTTTCCTATCAAAATTTCATCCTTCCACGCTCCCCCAACTTTAAATGCCTCGTGAAGGAGTCCCGATATACCTAATTCAGTGGCGAGACTTCCAAGTGCAAGTGCATTTGCTGGGATGCGGACGTAAATTCCTGGCACTCCTTCATCTGTGAAGAGTACGGTATTTTTACCATCGCTCGCGGTCTCAACTCGCTCTCGCAGTTCTCGCTGTGTGAGTGCATCCGTGATGAGATACCCATTGTTAAGCGCCGCTTGCACAACGCTCATTTCCGCCGCACGTAGACGATTAAATTGATCAGCTACTGATCTAGTTTTTGATTGTGCTATATGCATATTATAGTCCCTCCTCGTTAATAATAGGTTCCGGCTGTGGGAAAAGGTGTGAATTATTAAATCTCAAATCAGCCTCGAATATTGGCAAGAAATTGAGTGCTTTTTGTTCATCGCCAATTATGGTGGTGGATGACTGGAGATCGACAGATTCGTCCGTAAAATCGACGTCTATTTGAGCCGTCCCGTTGTTTAGTAGTGTGATAATATTTGTCATTTTAGTTCTCGCTGATATTTGTTTTAATCGCTGCTCCTTCGGAACACGCGTAAATTGTGGTAGTTGGAAATAATGTGATTGTGTCGCCTGGCTCGATCACTTGACCGTCGCGTTGAAGGTTTGTAGTTAATCGACCAATGCGAATACGCGTGTCTGACGAGTCATTACGTATTGTCAGTTTAGTGCGACCAACTAAATTAGTCCCGCTCACATTGGCCTCGGCTGGCGTTTCGACAATTGTCTTAGTGGCCGTTACTTTTGCGGATTGTCCTGATAGTTCTAAGATCATTATTATACATCCTCCGTAATGTGTGCTTTGATAGCCGCCCCTTCAGACGAGGCGTAGATTGCTGTAGTCACACCCGGTAAAAACTGGATGAGGACAAATGCCCCGGGCTCGATTATCTCACCGTCACGTTGCAGGTTTGCAGTTAATCGACCGAATCGGATACGTGTATCAGTAGACTCATTGCGGATAGCTAACCACGTGCGACCAGCCAATAGGCTAACTCCTGCAAATATTTCAACGGGCGTCTCTACGATTGTTTTAGCGGCACTGATGTTGGCTGATGTGTATAATGGCGGTGCGTTTAGTGCTATTAGCCAAGCCGCTCGGTCAGTGTTGGTAGGGAGCAAGCTTGCGAGCCAACCTGAGATTAGATTGGTGAGGCCAGTACCGTCTTTATTGGCTTTAGCGGCGGCGGTTTCTGAATCGATGGGTTCTGTGATGTTAAAACTCATGGTAATTATCCTTCAATGATGCGGAGAGATTTGGATCCGACGCCACCGTGAATGGCGTGGACAGAAAAGTCGTTGGCTCTGGAGGAGCTAATGAGATCGGGGAAAGACATGCTTCCGCCATCTGCTTTAATGCGAAGACCGGCTTCGGCACCATCGGCAACAGTAACAGGACCATTGATATTGATATAAATATCTTCATCACTGATATTTTGCAAAATGAGGAATTTTCGCGACGTGGCAGGAATGATATTAGCGGATGTAGTGGTGACGGATACTGAGGACATTTATAATGGTTTCCATTTTGAATTTGTATAGTAGATTTCCAATGCCGCTCCATTGCGGTCGATTTCGTAAGTGGTGCCACCGAATCCTGAGAATTCTTCTGAACCCGCATCGACGGTGATCGGATATGCTGCTGCATCTTCGCTTGCATCGATAATTTCGATCCATTGACCGACTCCAGGAGGATCGGGAAGTGTGATTGTGACCGGTGCGACTCGAGAACCGACGGTAACGCGGTAATTTTGTGTGTTGAGAAGCGTCTCCGTGTGAGCGACTTCGAGGGGACTGGTGGGTCCAAGTGATGGACCGATGGGCGAGGCTTCTCCTGGGAGAACCACTTGCTCGGGTGTAGTATTATCCATCGGTGCTTCGGCGGAGATTTCAGCGGGACTCGTATTATTAAAAGTTACATCCTGATCTTTCTCGGTGGGAACGGTATTATCGAAAGCGGCGCTTTGATCCTTCGCGGAAGGTGCGGTATTATCAAAGGCAGCGCTTTGATCTTTTTCCGCAGGTGCGGATCCGTTGAAAGATACGGCTTGAGAAATTAACCCATGTGCGGCACCAAGGATCTTGAAATTTCCGTCAAATGGAGAACCTGGAGTATTGAGATCGACATCTTCGGCGCGAAAAAAATTCCCATCCGCATCTTCGAGCATCCAGAAATGATCATCGTCATCGGTAGGTTCCGGATCCCAATCGTCGTCTGTTGCAATATCAAGATTATTGTATTGATCGAGAGCGGTATTGCCATAAATCGGATAGGTATTAAGCAAGGCTCCTCCTGGATGATCGTATTGATAGAGATATCCTCCAATAAGGTCATCAATGGCGAACGCAGGAAAATCGACAAAAGGCTCATCGGCATCGATGGAAGCGGGACTACCATTATTAAAATTAACATCAGCATCAATGGAAGCGTGCCAGCCATTACCGAATGCAGTATCCGCATCAATAGCGGACGGGCTGCCATTATCAAATGCGGTATCCGCATCGACGGCAGACGGACTGCCACTTGTGAAGGCAGTCGTCTGGTCGATCGAGGATGGTGCTGTGTTATCCCAAGACATGATTTCTATACGCTTTAACTAAAATTGGATTATGAGGGAAGAAGGACTCCGGTATTATAATCGGAGTGCCATACTTTGTGCTCCAAACTATAATCGACGTTTTCCCCGTTGCGGCCAAAACTTGCGCTCACTCGGATTCCTCCATAGACATCGCAAGATTCAACGAGGACGTCATTCGAATCGTAGGCTTGGGTTTTGAGCCAGCCTTCGAGAATGAATTTACCCTCCATCGGATTGAACTGAATCGCGGTAGCGGTGGGATCGAGAGAGAGGGCAAGGGTACCATAAAGCGCTTGATAAAAAAGAGCATGGCCTTCCTTGCAGGTAAGCATGATTTTCATCTGTGGCTTTGTTTCGATCTCTTGGTAAAGTACGTTTTTTCCAGGATTTGGCTTCCAGATTTCGACGACATTTCCAGGACCGGCTTCGGTATCACCTGATTCGATGATTCCTAAATTGAACCACACATCGAGAGGTGTCGCATCGGCTGCATCGGCAGGCGGTTTAACGGCGCGGGAAACTGTGCCTGATGATGGAGTGACGTATGATATGCCTGTTAGAGCAAACCATGCATGTATTGAGAGTATGCGTGCGGCTGTATTCATTGTTCTATTATTTTAAGTTAAATGGTGATGTGGTTGAGATTGATTAAACGGCTTGTGGTTGTGCTCTGGTAGCGGAGAGAGTCTTGGCGGGAAGCTGAATTCCGATGGTGTAATTGAAACGGTGGTAAAGGTGACTTCTGGCTTCTCCGGCATAGCTGTAGAATTTCTGAGCTAGTTTAAATACATTGCGTCCTCCTGATTCGACAGGCTTTCCAAATGCAGCAGAAGCCACCTCAAAGACGGCGGCCAATGGATCGATGGGCGATACTCCCGATCGATAAGCGGGATTCTCGACCATGATGATCGCGAAATTGCTTACTAAGAATCCGATTCTTTCGGCATCTTCTAAAGTGGCGGCTCCAGGGTGCTCGATGACGATGGTGAAATTGTTTTCTGAAAAAGTGGTGGCGTATTCCCTTGCTAAATCATCAATGGCCATGTTTGCGTGAATCCCATCGATAACGGGTACGGAATTGGCGACGATCCATGCATCGGCAACGAGCGCGGCTTTGAGGGCATTGTATGCTTCTCGGAAGTCCATTAGCGTAAACCTCCTTTGAGTTTACTCATGCTATGGGTGCGATCACGGGCGAGTTTGCGATCGATATACACCATGGTATCAGCGCGAACGTGGTGCAACACTTGAGCAACTGCGGAATCTACTTCGGCGCGTTCTTGTGGCGGTGTGAATCCTTGAATGCGCAAGGCGGCTCCTTGGCCATTTGTGGTAAATGAGACGCGACCGAGTTCATCCCCTTTCGCATTACGCATGCTTTCATTGCTCGTGAAGGATTGGATTCCACCTTGAAGCGCTTTATTCATATCGACCTTGTTTTGACGATATCTATCAGCATCTCTACGAATATCGGCACGGACCTTCCCGAGCATCGATCGATACTTTTTAGGTAGGAATGATACCGCAATATATCCCCTTCCTTGCTCGCGATATTGTAATTCGAGGGCGATGGATAAGGAAACGAGATTGAGCAAACGATCTCCGGAGCCAGCGAGGGCATCGGAACGGCGATTGACGCGGACAATTCCTCCGCGATTGGAACGATTGGTGATCCGTTTGGTTCCGCGCTTTCGGTAACGCACCTGCCGCACGGAGACTTTTCCTCCAGGGCGCGCGATGGACACTAATGCAGATTTGCGACCTGCGAGAAGATCTTCGGCACGTTTGTAGGAACGAGGACGGATTTTGACAGGACGGCGATTTCCCCGCGCTGTGGTCCCGAGCACGGATAAACGATCTTGGGTGATCGCTCCCTCTTTCGGCGATAGCTTTTTGAGAGTTTCAAATAATCCAGGGAACGGTGGATTGTTGTTACCCATGAGTATTTGTCCTCCTTTTTGAGCGACAACTTCAGCGGGTGATCTCCGCGATAAAGCTATATAGCTTCCCATCGCATTGTCGAAATCGGCCATCGCGCTTTTTACTTCGCCTCGGATATTCACAGTGAGATTTCCTCCATAACAACTTCGATTGTTTCGGAAGTAGGATGAAGCGAGGGTGGCTTGATTGCGCGGTAACGGGTACCAGCGGCGGAGGTGATGATGGATCCGACTTTGAGCTGTGTGACTAATTCGGATTTTGCATAAGTGAAGATAAAGCCATCTTGAGCACTATCGACTTCTAATCCCAAATCCTCGATCGCGACACGTTTGAGCACACCTGAGAAAGTAACCACTCCGAAAGTGTAGCTTTCTCCAGCGTATTCTAAACAGCCAGCGACTTGGGTTTTGAGATCAGCGTGGTCCATAGATTATTTCTTGGCTTCGAGCGCTGCTTTGAGCTCGGCGTTTTCCTTCTTGAGGGCTTTGTTTTCAGCTTGGGCAGAAACGAATTCTCCATGAAGGCGACGGATATCGGGATCGACTAATTTTGCACGGAGGCGTATTTCGCGGGCTTTGAGAGTCTGGATCTTGTTGATTCGACCGGTCTCACTGCGAAATTTGACCAAAGCGGCTTTCTTCTTAGCAATTTCCGCAGCGGATTTCTTTTGCGCGGCTGCGTAATTTTGCTCTTTGGTGAGCGCTTTGGAATTTCCTTCTTCGGAAGCGGTTTCCGCTTTTTTGGAAGGCTTTTCCTTGGTGTTTGATTTACTCATTGGATTGAAAGATTTGAATTAAAATATACGGGCTCGTTTAAAAAGCTGGAGCGGGGGAATCGAACCCCCTGCTCCAGTGTTATATGGGAGTAGTGAGAGATTAACCGTTGGTGACGATTTGAACGACTCCGGCGCTCTTTACATCGCCGTAAGCAAGATCCCAGTTTCCTTCAGTGGCTAATTCAGCATTGCTTGCAGATTGACCGCCTGGAGTACCTGTCCATTTCGCGCCCATTGGATGTATAACGAAACGATTACGATCGTAGATGGTGGCATCGTTTGCATTGTAATCGACATCGGCAACTAAGTGAGCGACATCTCCAATCTTGTTGGTCTGTGGCTTATCACCCATTGCAATGGATCCAGGAGCGAAGATGTAGCTATCGTAAACTAAACCACTTGTGCTTCCTGCTCGGACAAGGGAATCGTTGAGGATGATAATCAAGTTGTTATAAAGCTTGAGCATTGGCTTGCCTTCAGAATCCTTGATCGTGGTGATCTGGCCATCTTGCTTGCTTAAAGCTGATTCAATGTTGGAGTGCATCATGATGACTCCGCCGTTTGAAAGCTTGGATTTGGCCTCACCAAGTAATCCTTGAGCATCGATGAATAAATCACGATCGATGAAATGATCAGCAGTTTGGCTTCCAACAGTTTCAACGAAACTGGCTTGACGCAATGTATCGAATGCACCTGAACCCACACCAAACAATCCACGAAGGATGTTGATAAGAGTTTTTTGGCGATTACGCATGCGAAGGCCACCGGCGATCTGCATACCGAATCCGATAGGATCACTATTGGAAACAGCTCCAGCTAATGCTTCAGCGCCAATTGTGTTTACGCGATTGAGGATCGGAGCGATCATCGTACCAGAAGTGATCCCGTTTTTGGTAGGACCTGTTCCCGCGACTTGAGGCTCATCGTCGTGATCAGGCTCAGCGAAGAAAGGAACATTCCCTTGAACGCCTCCACCATTAGCGATGCTATCAAACTGCGCACCCGTAACAATGACCCCTGAGCGCATCAATTCTGTTGAGCGTAAGGATACTTCAGGCATTCCTTGTATCCATTGTTCAGGAGTCCAAAGATCGGCTGGTCCCGTGATGGCAAATTGACGGCCTTCTTTGGCACGCTGTTGAGCAATCTTCAATGAAACTCCAGAGTACGTTCTTCCGGAAGGCGATTGACCTCCTTCGGCACCTGCACCGAGATCGACTTCTTTCTCTGTTCCAGATGTTTTGAGTTTTTCGAAACGAGCTTGGAGCTGTTTTAACTCGTGATCCTTGGAAGAATCTTCCTTGGTTTTGGCTTCTAAGGAAGTGATTTTGGATTTCAGAGATGCGATCTCTTTATCTTTGTCTTCTTCCTTAAGAGCGGATTCGATCTGATCGAGGTCGAGATCGGGTTTTTCTACATGGAGCATCAAGGCCCGCGCCATGCGGTCTCGATCCGTCCCAAAGCGGGCTTTGATTTTTTCGTTCATTATATTTTTTGGTTTATGGTTTTCATTTGAAAATTCGGATTGGTTTTCTTTTGCCCAGGTACCAAACGCTTCGCGGAAGAGGGAAAGAGTCTCTTCGCGATTCTTCTTACCGAAGGCGGAGCTCAACTTGGCGAAGAGGCCATCGGTGGCAGCTCCATCGGCAACGAATGCGGAGGAGTATAGATCGGTGATTCGGAATGCGGGCATTCCCTCGTATTGAAGCTCGGTATCTTCGGGGCGAGTTTGGTATTCGGTGCCATCGGTATCTACGTAAACGGCATATCCCCAAGATTCGATGGATTGCGAGAGAAGGTTAGGTGTCTTTTCAGCCATTTCGAGGATCTGACTGACGATCTCTGGATTGGAATTGGAGAAGGATTCGTAGAATTCGAATTCACCAGCGATGAGCTGATCGTTTTGAATTCGGAAATTAGAGAAGAAGCCAGGGATCTTAAGCTCTGAGGCGGATTCTTCGGTGTAGTTATTAATCCATGACACACCTGCCCCGCGATGATCGTGAGTGTAGTAGGCTTTTAATTGGCCACCTTTTTCAGTGACACTATCGAGAGCAGACTGCAATGTGGTCGCATCAATATAAATTCCATGGCCTTTGGCTTCTCGGTTTCCCGCAAGAATGACGACTTCGGTGAGTTTGTTGTTTTCACGATCTACGACGAAGGATTTGACTCCAGGCTGAAGGTGAAAGGATTTAGGCTCTTGTTTCGAAGGCGATTGAGTTTTGTTTTTAGGGTCCATGATATTACTCCGATTTGACGGGGACAGGTTCCGTTCCTTGATTTGGTTTGGTTGAAATTTCGTTTTTGAGGAGGAAACTCATTGGCACTTTGATTTTTGAAGTATCAGCTCCCTCTTCGAGTTCTCCGGATGCTACGAGCGCTTTGAAATAAAGCTGTTTGCGCTTTTCAAAGACTTCTTCGGCGTAGAGACCATCTTCTTCCCATAGGTCAGCGACGGTGGATTGACCAATTTCGAGGCGGGTTTTGTTGCTCTTGGCTTGCTTTTCGTCATCGAGTACGGCGGTGCGTTTCCATGACCACTCGATGAGGTCTTCATCTTGATCAGGATTTGCGAGAAGATCCCCTTCGTTTTGCGCTTTGGAGATGCGCCAGAATTGGAGGCGATTAAGGAATTTCTCCTCCATGAGCTGAAGGAGGTAGCGACGTCGGCCATTCCATTGGGTGCCAAGTCCTTTGAATCCGCTGTAGTTGACATCTCCTAATCCGCTAAACCAAAGCTCTACGGGGAGACCAACAGGCGAAGCGATGGCATGGAGCATGAGCATGATCAGCTCTTTGTAATCGCTGGCGTTGTATTCGCTTTTTATGATGTCGAGCTTTTCGCCTGGAGCGAGTCCGACGAAGGTGTTTTCTTTGAGCTCGATTTTGACCGGCTCGGTGTTTTGGGCATCGGCTGGTGCCTCGCCATCTTCGGCGGTGGGCTCGCGGGCGGTTTCAGGATCGAAATTGGGCAAACTGAAATTTCCTAGATTTCCATTCGATTGGATATCCGTAGTGATTGTTCCCGTGATTCGTGAAACATCTTTGATCTGCTTAGTCTTGGCGCGGGTGATTTCGTAGAGGTCGCGCGCAGTCTGGAGGGATGGTAGTAAAGTGGGAAGACCGCGCCCCATGAGGACGCGATCTTTATGGTAGATATGAAACACAAACTTCGAATCAACTAAAGTGGAATTTCCTTCGGAGAAATCGATGGAGCCAAAGGGTGTCATCCTTCCAAAGCGGTATTTTACTGGCTTGGAGGAATCGTTATAAACGATTCCATTCATTTCCTTATTCTCCAGAACATCTACTGGCGATCCGCAAAACTCGGAAGGAACCATTTGAACTTGTCCCGATCGTTGTAGGATGAAGAATACTTCACCAGCAATGAGCAATTCGCGAAGAATGATTTCTTCGACAGTGCGCAATGAGTCTCCAGATGCAGTGACGCGCTTGGAGTAGCGATACCAGAAAAGGTCTTTTTGTTCGTTGTACTTTTTGTCCGATGTGCGCGAACGCATGCTTGAGAATCCAACGGCTTCGGGGTATTTGTTTACTATACCGGCGAGATATGGATTGTTGCGGATCTCGCGACGAAGCCGCGCAATCGTCATCGAGCGGACGGCACCAGTGAAGTGAAGGTCTTCAAATACGGAGGAACCAAAGGACCCGTAATCTCGGGTACCATCAGTGGTGGCAGAATCGTAGTAGGAAGGCGCGAACGTGACAGTGTTGCGCTGTGATGGCGCTGTGTTGAGCGCTGCATTGGGCTTTTTCGCTGCGGATACCATCAATTGATTTGCGTGATGGTTTGGGCGAGGCGGCCAGTTGATCGACTACCAGTGAGACGAGCTTCTAAACGGTGGATTTCAGATTCTAACGTCTTTTCACGACGGATGGCATGTTCGTAAGCAACTTGAGAAACTTGCGCTCCACCGATATTAAAGGATGATCCATTGTTTTCTGAACGCGCAATCGTAGCTTGCACACGAGTAAGCCCGATGCGAAGACGAGTAAGGCGTTCGGATATGGTTTCTCCTCCAGTAGTGGTTGGCATGTAATTAAAATCACAAATACCAGGGGTGTTGAGAAGTCTTTAATTATTCCCATTTGTTCCCGTTTGTTCCCATTTATTCCCGAACTTCAAAAAAAGTGCTTTTTGCACTTCAAAAACCATTGGCACAATACCTAACTGTTCGAAAAGTAAATGCGAGTTAACGCCATATATGGTGATTATACAGTCCCTCAACCGCTAGATGTAGTGTCTAAGGTCGAGGATGCTAGATGATTCTAGGGGTGTAGAAATCTCAAATTGGAGAAAATCTAGATGAAAATAGGTAGAGATGCCCGAAATGGGCAGTTCATCCCTGTCAAAGTCGCTCTGAGAAGACCGAGTACGACAGTGGTTGAGACGATACCGTCCAAAAAAAGCGGTGTTGATAATTAGAATATCAACACCGCAAAAGTATTAAAGAGATACTTACGAGGGGCCGGATTTCCGGTCCCTCTTTCTTTTTGTGTCATGGAGATATGATCATATCAAGATAAATTTTGAACATCGAGAACATATAGATCATATAGAACGGTGGGAAAGGCGGTAGACTTAGGCGGTTTTACTCTTATTCCAAACTTTATTTCTTCGAAAATTCGGGTGATCACTAAGCCAGTCGATAGCTTGCGGTAAGGTGGCACGATCTCCGGCCATCTCAAATCCTGCCTTTCGCATTGCGTAAACGTAGGTGACGCTTCGATTCATTCCCCATGCGAGTTCTTTGCAGGTGAGTAGTTTAGCCATTGTTTGTTACCTCCACGGTCTTTCTTTCGGTTTTTGGTGTTGATTTGCTTTTGTGTGCGCGGGCTCTACTGAGCAGGAAGAAGAGTGCGCGGCCATAGACCTTGCAGTCCCAAAAGTGATTATTTTTGTTTCTGGATACCCATTCGAAGGCAGGTTTGTTGATGGCCTTTCTTTTGCGCGGGATCCGCTTTTCGTCCATGAGCTGCTTGTAGAAATCCTTTTGCTCGCGGATCTCGGATTCAGTGGCGGCAAGTGGAAGCTGGTATGTAGTCCAGTTTTTGGATTCACTGGTGACATCTTTCTCTAGCTCGACTTTGAATTCATAGGTGGAGATCACGAGCTTGTTCACGAGGAGGCTTTCGTGTTGTTTCAATCCACCCATGAAGGCGTTTGCTTTCTCGATCTTTACGAGGTCTTTTGTACGTTCATATCCTTCGGCTCCCATCCATCCGAGATGTTGGCGAAGGTAGATGGCTTGAAGCGTTTCTCCGCGACGGTCTTCAAAGTTGATATCCCCGATGCAGTAGCTTTGCTTTTTGAATTTCTCGGAGTAGTGCTTTTGGATTTCTTCGAGGTCTCCCCAGCTTCCCGCGATACCATGATCGAGCGTATGGTATGGACCTGAGAAAGAGAAGGCTTCGACGACGTAAGGCATCCCGTAGGTTTGCACATCGAATTCAACGATGATGAGATCGGCTTCGAATCCATCTGGAAGATCGCCACGGATGCAGGACGCTTCGCGAGCGGCGAACTTCTCGACGGTGATTTCGGATACATCATCTTTCCAGGGTAATCCCATGCGCGAATTCCAGAAGTCTTGACGATCAACATGAAATCCAAGGTTGCGAGATTTGAAGAAATCGACGGCGAGCGCGGCTGGCGTGTTGGCATCGAATGGACCATAGAGACCATTTACCTGGTAACTCTTCCAGCCTGGCAATCCATTCGGATTTTGGGGCTTGTAATGAGAATCTGGATGCTCGATCGCAAGACGGCGCATTCTATCCGTCCATGCACTTTGGCATTGTTGGCATTGATAGTGTGCTGTTTTCTGAACTTGTTCGAGGTTCCATTTTCCTTCGCCAATTTGTGCAGATTGGTCCCATTTTACTTGATCCCATATTAAAGGGATCGGAGTTCCGCAATCTGGACAAATGACTTGAAAGTAATTTTGATCTGCACTGATGAAGGCTTCCCAAATGGGTCCCGTTTCGAGTGTGGGCGTGGAAGAGAAGTAATGTTTTCTTCGATCGTCATAGGATTCTGTCCGGTGGCGAACGAGTTCGATAATGGCCGCTTCTTTGTCTGAATCCCCTCCCCACTTATCGACTTCGTTTCCAAATACCCTCATGTAAGTATCACCGGCAACCTGTCCAGCGGTCTGAGCTCCATTGATTTCAAAGGCTGCCGCTGGAAAGAGCATGAATGTATTGGTGTAATGGTGACGATTCTTAGGCTTTAAATCCTTAAGTACCGAATTGGCTTCGACAAGTGGCTGCAATTCCTTGATCGAGATTGTTCGACCTTTTCCGGCACTCTGATCATACCATCCTGCGGGTCCAGGATCGGCAGCGATCCCATATGCCCATGCACCACGAAGAAGAAACGTCTTTCCGAGACGAGTTGGTCCGACAAATACGACATCGCTGACTTCTGGATTCTGGATCTGATCAATCGGCTCGCGAAGGTAAGGACGAGATTTGAATTTAACTCTTCCAGGCTCCGTTTCGTTTTTGTTGGCAGGAAGGTAGATGTTCTTTTCAAGCCACTCGCTTGCCGTCATTCGCTGTTTTGGAGCGAAGTACCTGAAGGACGAATCGATGAATCGACTCATGGCTGTGCGATTGGCGTGCATTATTCCTTTTCCTCCACTTTCTGTTCAACGTAATCGATGCGCTTCATAATAGATTCCTTAACCTGCTCACGAGCCTCATAGATCAGATTCTTGTCTGCATCGGTGGCTTCGTTAATGACCTGAAGGGCGAGCTCGGGATTGTCGGGATTCGCTTTCTTGGCGATCCGAGTCCCCATGGAATCCAATCGACTAACCACCGATTGCAACTGATTGCCTACTACATCCATCACGATATCGATTGGCAGGAGAATGGCTGCTTGTTCTTGAAGTGTCAGAAACTTCTCGCGAACGATGGATGATTGCTTTGCTGCTTCACCCCAATTCTTGATCCGCACGGAGACCTGGCCATCGTTACCATTGCGCACCGAATCCATATACAACTTGAAGGCCGCCGTGGTTACTTGTTGAGATTGCATGACGACTAACGCATCAAAATCTCCATCGAATTCTTCAGTATCATCTAAATTGATTTCGCTGCTACTCGGAGCAGGTGAAGAATGGTATTTTGAACGCAGTGCTGCATCCTGTCTTCGTGCATTCGCGGGGGCATGTTCTTCTCTCCATCTGTCTGCATCAGCTAAGGATTTGAATTCGGGCATCCCTTTTGTATTTCTGAGTTTTGAAAGGTATGGAGCGGATACTTGCCAATGCTCTTTTAGGAGTCTAGTGGGGATTCCGTCTTCGAATACTTCATCCAGGGCTTTGGATTGAGATTGCTCTTTTTCGTATTCAGTGAGGATTCGTTGCTCCCGCTCGTTCAGGACCTTTCCTTCTTTCAGTTGAGTAAGGATGTTCGCGATATTCTTTGCGCGGATGGTTTCGAAGTTAATCACGTTCGACCTCCATCTTTTGAATCATTTCATTGATCCACGTTTTATGAAACTCCAGTAATTCAGAATCTCTCCAAACTGTTATTTGCTCGATATTGCCACTCGCTCTCAAATTCGCACTTCCTTCGATCACGATGGGTTGGATTTGCGGATCGATGAATTCGATTAAAAAGACTTTCGCGTGGGATCGACCAATTCCCATTTTAACATCCCGAGGTAAAAGGAGATTCTTCACAGCGAGCCAAACATCTGCTTTATCGACAGCGGCGAAGTAGTGACTGAGAAGCAATGATACGCCGTGAAGCTTTTCTTCACCGATCAAACGAGCTAACATTTCAGCATTATTAATTGAGACTCCAAGCGATGCGCAGGTGAAGAACTTTACCGGCTCCCGATCGGCAATCCATCCAATCAAATCCCCCAGGATAAAGTCTCCGCGTAAAATGATATGCAGCGGCGCGCTTTCCTCTGAGGAGAGAAGTTTTCCGACAGCCGTCACGTTTTCGGGTTTGACCATCGACTTGATCGACGGACCAATTCTTTTTTTTCTGGCTTCACGGTGCGTTCGGTTTTCTTTGAGCGGCAGAGGATCTGCGATTTGAATGTCGTCAAAGCTCTCCGGTAAAGTCACTTTTCCGAAGTCAGGAAACTGAATATCTAGATCATTGTGCATAGTTAACCTTAACCTAACTTTTGAAAGTTGACGCTTGTTGCGAATGCGACCTCTCGCGGAACCTGCATTGATGCAATGCGCTGGGAAGGACCCGTTTTAACCCGCATGGATAGTGGGTTGCGGAGGGATGCTCTGAAGGTCGCATAAACAGTGGCTTGAGACGCGGTAGGATTTGAAAGCGATGCGATTGGAAGTCGCATGGATACTGGTGTAGCGGATACCGCCTTGAAAGCTGCATAGATAGTGGGCTCTAGAGCGGTGGCCTGAATGCTGTGACAGCATGACAGAAACCGATCCGGATATGCCGTCACGGTTTGATCCCTGTATTTATCAAGGGTCTTTGTTGTTTGTGACAGCGTGACAGTAATAAATAGATATATCACACATACACAGGCACACACATAAAAAGGGAGAGAGAGTGCTGTCACGCTGTCACAAGTCACTTGTAGTCTAGCTTGCATCGTTACACTCCTTGCTGTCGGTTTCTGTCATGCTGTCACGGTTTGAAGGCAAGTCATCGTGTAAAACAATCCAGTTGCGGGCTCCATTACCTGGTGATCTGGTCTGCCAAATTGCATCAGGATACTTGCGTGACAGCGCGGTTAAATCTCTCCCTAGATAGGCGGAAGGACGTACTTCACGGCGTTCTAACATCGTTAATGGTGCCGATTCTCCATCGCTAATCAGGCGGGTTCTAAGTTCACCAATGGTACCAATAAAACCACCGAGTGAACCCTCACTCATGTATGGGGCAATCTTAGCACGATCGACGGCAGCCATCTTATCGAGATCATTATCACGAATCTGCGGTTGCTGTGATTGCATGTAACGCTGAATAAATTCTTCAGTGCGGGTCTCCGGGTTGAGCTTACTCAACTCCTCCAGGATGGCAGGGTGTTGCCATGCTTTGGGACCAAATCTTCCGAGCTGTTCGAGCGGCGGGGAATAGACTTCGAGAAGCCAATGAATAAAGTGCGGGAGCTCGGTCATTAAAGTGTTCCAGAATGCTTCCTGTTCTTGATAGGTGCGCGTAGGCATTGGCATAGCATGTGAGTATCCCTTGAGGACTAAAAGCTTATCGCGGATATCTGTATCGATGGGAGGTAATACCTGAATGCGCTCTGGCTCCAGGTTAACGCAAATCATTAATCGCTGAATCGGATGAAGGATCATGGCTTTCTGGTGCATGGCGCGGATACGAGTCCCCCTAGTCGCTACGATCTGTTTTAGCTCACTGGCGAATTTCAATCTCTGCTGGATGTGAGTATCGCTATTTTCATCATCGACTAAGAGTAAAGCCGCTTCTAGAAACTCCTCATTGAAATTATCCTGGCCAACCATGTACCGATACGGGCGTGCGACGATACCTCCGGCCATCGTTTTAATTAGCTCAGACAAAAGCGTTTTACCGCACTCAGGCTCCCCAGCCATAGCCAATGCCATTCCTGTTGAGTATTTTGAGGCATAGAGGCTGGTCATGAAGTGCCAAAGCCAAGTAATAAAACGAGGAAGCTGTTCGATGACTTCGCTCTTATCCCCTTCCCTTTCGATTCCATTAAATAAATTAGAGAGAAATGATCCAAGTACGGGCCATCCGTAGGCTTTCATATCCCAAACATTATCGAGATCCTCTTGTGTGAATTCCTTCTTCTCGATGAGTTCAGGCGAATGAGTAACGAGAATCTTATTCTTATTGATCTCATGTACCCCTGCTTTCCATCCTGCGAGGCCACCAGCATATTCGATTAGTCTTTCGGTTTCCAATTCAGTGAGCAAGGCATCGAGCTCTGAAAGCGTGACACCATTTTTGCGCTGCTCCTCTGGAATCATCTTGGTGATCCCTTGGCTTTGGAGCCACCGAGTAAACTGCGTTGAGTTTTTAAATACCCAACGGCTGGAATCATTCTCATGCCAATAGCGGCCTCCACCGCTACCAGGTTGATACCAGCATCGATCGCGGATAGTTGTATCTTCATGCGTTTCTAGCATAGCTGCAATCGCTCCATTTCTTGAAAAATCTCATCACGTGATGGTGATTTGGCTTTGTAGTAATCATTAAAATCTTTGCCTATCGAGGATGGCACCCGCGTGACAGGAATTTTAACATCCACACCTATCGCAGCTCGGAGGCGCTCAGTGAATGTTGGTTCAGCGGGCTTTGCATAACGGGTAAAGGATCGGCCATTCTTGCTTTCTCGATCACTCCTTGAGCTTCCTTGAAGCTTATATTCCCAATCACCACTTGCGGAATCATTATCCGGAAACAACCAGAAGCGCGGTTTATGATGGCGGATTAGTTTTGAGTAATACGAAAGGAAAGTGCTTGGACCCGCTCCCGCCCCCCTTAATCCAAATACCGCAAATGAGAAATCAAAGCGCTCTTCGAATCCTCCGATCAATCCAAACAACGTCACCGCATCCCATTGGCCTTCTGTTATAATCCATAGCGGAGCTTTCGATGGTACTCCCAACACAAAGGGCAACGGAGTAATAAGACTTCCTTCGGCAAGGACCGTTTCCGAATAGTCTTTTAAGCGCTGTGTGAAATTATTATATACCTTCTTCGTCCTCCAGGGAACAAACATCCAATCGATCCCTTTTTGCTCAGTCCAAATCCGCTGGTGGTAGCCAATTGGAAGATCTAATTTTTCATCGACATGCAACTGCACGGTAAACGCAGGAAAACGTTTATCCGACCACGGCAACTCAGGGAAACGCAAGGATCCATCCAAAACTAAATTATCGACCCAATCAATCGGCCATCCGCGCTTTTTTGCAAGTCCAGCCATCCGCGCTTCGTCCACATCGTGCTTATAAAAATGATTGTGAACAAAATCTGGCCATGCGTTCAATGGCGCTCCCTCTTCCACAAACAAAATTTTTCGACGATTGCGGATACGATCTTCCTCGATCTTGTGCTGACGCTCTAAGCGCTCCTGGCGAACCTTATGCAAAGACTTCTTTGGTAGCTTCTTCATATCGCTCGCTTCCTTCCACTCCAAACCCGCTTTTTCGACCAGGTATTTAGAGATATCAATCTTCTCCCAATCTGGCCGACACAACATCACAAACTTCCAAACTCCCATCCGCTTGTCTCCAGTGGTAAAATCCTTAAAACTTCTCAAATTGTTACTCACCGAAAAACTAGGATTCTTCTCATCCCTAAAAGGCGAATGAATCACCCCATCACGCATCGGAGCCATCGATCCATCAGGTGATAACTCCCAAACATCCGAAAGGGTTAACACTTCTAAAGCTCTACTGACATTATTAGGTTCGTTCATTGTAATTAAAAATTCTCTACAAGTTGCGCTTTACGTTTTTTGATATTTTGAAGATTCGGGGATTAATAAGGGTTTCTGGAAATTTTTTGATTAAGTATGCGCAACTGAGTTGCGCTCAATAGGAATGTTCGACAAGCGATTTTGAATAGCTCGGTGTTCCGTCACTTTCGTCCACAGTTCGAGATCATCCAGCTTTAGGGAATACGCGGGCTTAACCTCGCTCATGCGTCGAAAGACATTCCACAGGTCAAGA